GTCTATGCCTATGGCTGTGGTCATGATTACCTCACTGGGTCAAGATATGCGGTATTGTATTTGTATTGGAACAGGAATTCGACGCTGAAAGTCACCAGGTCGCCACCAGCCGAATTGTCAAGCACCTCTTCCCCGACCTCCAGCGGAATGATCCCGGCCAGCGTGAACGAGTCGGCCACGTCAGTTAACTGCTGGTTGAGAATGTCGATATAGGCGTTGTCAGGAGAGACTCCTTTGAAGCCTCCTCCGGAATTGATCAGGGAGGCGTATTCCTGCTGCCAGTCGAGGAATTTGTTGTAAAGATCGTTGTCCTTGTCGGAGTTAAATTCGACCGGCCAGCGTCTGCCTTCGTCAATGGTGGTCGGCAATTCGAAAGTCTGACCGAAGTAGACCACGTCGGTGGTGTTGATAATGCGAGCCGGAATTCTGGTACTCTGACCATAAAGCTGAACGTCCTCGAATCCGCTCTTGGAGAAGCTGATCTGAAAAAGGTGGTTCATTAGCCGGCCCTTTCGCCTCAAGCTCCCGTAGAATTCCTGCATGCTCCTTATATCAAACATATCATTACCTCATGTTGTAAAAAAATTTGTGTTTTCTTATATTTATCAAAATTGACGAAATTCAGTTGGTCCGTATTATAGAAAAAGGAGAACGTAAATGAATGAACGTAAGAACAAGGTTTTGGATGTTGACGGGATCATGATTCCGATCGACAAATTAACGAGCAGAAAAGAAGCCTATAGGTATGCCACATCTCCAGGGTGGGGAACCGTGGACGTTGGTCAACTCAACGACGATCTTTATTGTGATGACGATTGCTCCGCCGTATTGATAGATGAATCTGGAAAACAATGTTGCATCATGCCATATGAGAAGCTTGAGCCCGCAAAATGGACGAAGTTGAAGGACTGCCGGGCGATCATACTAAGCGATTCCTGCGGTTATACGTTTTGGGAGGCTTGTCAAGGACTTGTCAAAATTTACGCGTCACGTAATGGAAATGGCATGATCGAAAGCTATCGTCTGACCGGATGGGCTGAAAGACCCTATGATGGCGAAGTGGAAATGATGTTTGACGATTTAAAGACGGTGGAAAATTGACGGCTAATTTTTACCGTTTATTTTAAACTTGCGCTTGGTGAAGAATTCGGTTACTTCACTATAAATGAAAATTAGACCGAATCCGTTTGTTCCGGCGCGTTTTCTGAAATTTTGGCGATTGGTGTAGAAAAGAGTTACTTCGACTTGTAATCGAGAGGTCGCTGGTTCAAATCCAACCCTGTCCGAAGGGCAGGTAGCTCAGCGGTAGAGCGCTAACGTACTTTTTTCGCTCGTTCCATCGCCTTTTTTATCTTGGTGGCTGGCGCAGATGGGAGTTACTTCATAATGAATTATTGGTTCGAATCCAATCCGAAATCATCGGTAGAGTAATTGGCAACTCATGACTCTCGTCGCTTGTTCCTCCGCCTTTTTTATTAATCCTAAGTCAAGGAGAAAACTTATGGCGAGCATCAATGCTAAGTCAAAATCGGAGCTCCGCACTCACGGTGGAGCAAAAGCGCAAACCATCAATTTGGAACAGCAGTTGAAACGGTCTGTGATGGCCTGTATGTTGTGGGAAGATTCGTTTTATGAAGACGGGGTGTCGATCGCCGAGAGGATTGAGACCCTTTCTGGAGCCGTCAAGCCGGAAAAGGTGGCTGAAACAGCGATAGCGGCCAGGGAAGACTTCAAGCTTCGTCATGTCCCGTTATTGCTTGCCCGAGGTCTCGCAAAGAAACGTCACCCGGTAGCCAGTCTGCTAGAGCGGATCATTCAGCGTCCGGATGAACTTACCGAATTTCTCGCCATTTACTGGAAGAATGGAAAAGAGCCACTGTCTTCTCAAGTTAAAAAGGGGCTCGGAAACGCCTTTAAGAAATTTAATGAGTATCAGCTGGCCAAATACGACCGTCAGACCGCGATCAGATTGAAGGACGTGCTGTTCCTGTCGCATCCGAAGCCGAAAGACAAGGAGCAGGAAGCTCTCTGGAAGCGGCTGATCGATGGGAAACTGGCGATTCCGGACACTTGGGAGGTGAACCTCTCGTCCGGAAAGGATAAAAAGGAAGTATGGACCGCCATGCTTACAAACAATTCGCTCGGAGCGCTGGCACTGATTCGCAATCTGCGCAACATGCTTTCCGAATCGGTCGATCTCGATCTGATCAGAGAAGCGATTTTGAAGATGAAGACGGAAAGGGTGCTCCCATTCCGGTTCATCACGGCGGCCAAATATGCTCCCAAGCTTGAACCGGAGCTGGAACAGGCAATGTTCAAATGCGTCGATTCCCAGGAAAAGCTGAAAGGAAAGACGATTCTGATCGTCGACACCTCTGGCTCCATGTACGGAGCCAGAAACGTCAGCAAGAACAGCGAATTGAGCCGCATTGACGCGGCGGCCGCCCTGGCGATCCTCATCAAGGAAATTTCTGAGAATCCGGTAATCTATGCCACGGCTGGAGACGACCGTAAAATGATCCATGCCACGAAGGAGCTTCCGGCACGGCGCGGATTTGCCTTGAGCGACAAGATCGTCGACAGATCGTTGTTTAAAGAAATCGGCAGCGGAGGGATTTTCCTAAAGCAAGTCATGGATTACGTATATGACAAGGAAAAGGAAGCTGACCGGGTCATCGTGATCACCGACGAGCAGGATTGCGATCAGTCTTTAGAAAAATCTCCGTCAAAAGCCAATGCGTTCGGAAAGAACAACTATCTGATCAACGTTTCAGTGGAATCTAACGGCATCGGATATGGCAAATGGACGCATTTCGACGGTTGGAGCGAGGCGATCGTCAGCTACATTCGGGAATTTGAAAGGAGTCAGTATGAGCAGTAAGCAACGCAGATGCATAAGATGCGGTAGATATGTTTCCGAATACCGGAGCTCAAATCTCTACTATGAATGTATGGCGGAATTTACTAATCGATTAAAAATTAAAAGATATGAGTTGATTGTTACCACTTTGAGTGCATTACTGCTTGGAATAGTCATACAATGGTTGTTTGGTTAGATGTCTATTTTCACCATTTTTAACAATCGCCATGATTAAGGTAATTAAACGTCGATAAATATCGAAAACGGTTAATCATCCGTCAGCACTCTAATTAGTTCGTTCCTCAGTTTTTTGACGATGTGATCAATGCGCTGCTTACTGACCCCGTACTCTTCACCAAGTTGAGTCGGGGTCTTTTTTTCCTTACCCTCAATCCCATAATACTTTTTGAAAATCACGTTGGATCGTTCATCCGATATGTTATCCAAGACTATTAAAACATCCTTATAGAGTTCCTCGTCTTCATCGTTGAACAATTCCTCCAATTCCGGATCAGTGGTGGAAATTTCGAGCGCGTTCTGCATGTCGGTATCCTCATCCTCCCCTCTCGGAGCGTCGATCGAGGTCTTTTCCTTTCCGAAATGGCGTTTTTCGTAAGTGTGGGCGTTTTTCATCGCCCCCTTCATTGTTTTCGCCATGAAACCGGAAAAAGTTCCTGGTCCATCTGGATCAAATCCAGTTCCTTTTTCCTCACTGCCCTCGACCGCTTTAATGAAGGCGATGGTCCCGATGGTCTTCAATTCTTCAGCGTCGTTGTGCACGGTACTGTACCCGAATCCTCCGGAATGTTTGCTCCTTACTCCGGATGAATAGTCGTTGGCGTAACGATACAACAGCAGTTCGACTTCGGCAAACAATTTTTCAATGATCTTTTGCGCTTTAACTTCGTTGCCCTCTTTCTTAGCTTCCCTGAACGCTCTGACCAGTTCCCGACGTTCTTGATCGGTCAAATACTCACGACGCTCGGAAGCCTCGGAAAGCATGCCGCTGTTGGAAAGCAGTAGTTTGGCCAGTTTCAAAATCTCTTTATCAGTCATGATCGTACCCATATTGACGTAATTTTTCTTTTATTTATCATAGGACAACAAAGGAGATTCAAAAATGAATACATCGAAATTTTATTGTTGCTGTGGAAAAAAGATAAGGTTGGATCAAGTGGTGGCAATTGGTCAAAATGTAACCGTATCGAGAACCAGGGAATGTTTTTCGGTAATGATGAAAAATGGCAAGAAAATAACAATTTCGGCATCTAGCACTGAAATTGATGGGATAATGGAAGATCTAACATTGGCTATAAACGCCGAAGGAGGGATTTAAAATGGATATGCACGAAGTAGTGGAAAAATTAACCGGGAAAATTGAGCCGATCGGAGAATCAAACACCGACGAGGAAAGATTTGAAAACCTCAAAATACTCTGTAATCTGGTTGAAAATCTGCTCATCGACATTGATCAGGTCAGAAGGTTTTCAATCTGTTCCGAGTTTTCAAGAAAACGGGCCGGTGAATACGTCACCAAATGGTTAAAGAATCTGCGTGAAAATGTGCTTTAAACGGGAGATTTGAAATGAACGTCACAAAAGGATGGAGATTTAACAGCGCCGATTTTTCGGTTCAGGCGTCAGGAAAGGACAAGGCTACCGGAATCGTAACGTTGGTCAGAGAGCCCTCAGAAAGGAAAAAGTGGCACGAACTTCCGGACGAAGTAAAAGACCGCGAAGACTGTCCGCCATTATTCGTGATCGGTCACGGATTGACGATTGAGGAAGCGGTTGAAAACGCCAATTCGGCGGCAGAATGCGCTGAACCGATTTCAGTTTTGAAAGAAATCGCCCGGATTGAGAGGATTAAAGACGC